CCTCCACCACCACCGCCTGTATTTGCAGTTCCAGCAGTAGGAGCAACTCTTGATGAACCTGATCTTGCACCTGTACCACCACCACCTGTACCTCCAGGAGGTTCAGTGCTAGGGTGATCTAAACTTCCACCACCTCCACCACCTCTTGCAGTTGTGCTTCCTGTAATTATAGAATTTAAACCATCTCCTCCATGTCCAGTACCGTCAGTATCTCCAGCTTCACCAGCACCACCACCCCCACCAGCACCTGCTGGTCCACCATTATAACCTTGATTTGCAGTACCAGAACCAGCAGCAGCAGGACTTGTACCAGCACCACCACCAGAACCACCATCTGATCCAGCTTGTGGACTATTTCCTCCACCTTGACCACCACGACCACCTCCACTAGATGTTATTGTTGTAATTCCAGTACCAGAAATTGAAGAATCTCCTCCGTTAGTTCCCAAACTGCCGCCTTCTACAGATCCTGTTCCTCCAGCACCGATAGTTACTGTGTATTGAACACCAGGAGTTAAAGCTAATTCTGTTTCAGATGAACCTCCTCCACCTGATGTTTCGCTATTATAACTATTTCTATATCCACCAGCACCACCTCCGCCACCTCTATCAATTCCAGCACCACCACCTCCAGCAATACATAAAAATTGCACTGCTACTGTTGGGTTCGTTAGATAAGTTACATCATCATCAGTTGTTGGAATCCAACCTTTTGTTGATCCTGAATAAACTATTCTTATATTTTGTCCGTCTGTTTCTAATTCTGCTTTTTTATCTGATGCTACTTGGCCTTGAAATTTATTTGAACCTTGATCTAATGTTAATTTATTAGTTCCAAATGATCTTGAAAAATCAACAAACTCTATTGTATCTCCTACACTTGGAGAAGTTGGTAAGTCGACTTCAAAAGCACCACCAGATGTATTTATAAAATATCCTTCACCTGCTACAGCAGTAAAGTTTGCAGTTTTTACTGATGATTGCCAAGTGATACCACCACCAACAAACGTTGCACCAGATGCAATTTGCACAGTATCTCCTGAAGCACCTAAAGTAATTGTAGTTCCTGATTGGCTAATTAAATTACCACCATCAGCTGCTTGAATATTATCTCCAGCTGATCTAATTGCATCACCAGATTTACCTATGGTGACAGTATTACTGTCTTCTTTAATTATATTATTTCCCGATGTATCTTCGATAGTATCTACTTTTAATTTACTAGTCATTTAAATCCCATTGTTGTGTTGTTTCATTCCAAACATATTGACTATTATTATCAAGCTGTTCTTGTGTATATTCTGGTTTAGGAGTAGGTGCTTCCCAAAGACAAGTTGTTTCATTTAATGTCCAACTATTAAAAGGTCTAGGTGGTATAAAAGCATCTCTTGTTTGATCATAAGTATAACCAATACCAGCATAATTTTTTCTTTGACTTCCATCAATATAAGTTTGTTTCCAAATATCTCTCGTATTATATAAATTATTTAAAAAATCAATA